ACAGCCCAAGACGCTCAGCGGCGTCCTTCATTGGCTTGGCAAAGGACATCCTAACTGGGTTAAGGTCGTGCTCCTTGCACCAGTCAAACAGATAGTTGGCTGCGGTCGTCTTACCGCCTCGGGCAAGACCGGCAAATGCAACGATAATCAAGTCAGGTCTCCGGTAAGTGCGTTCCAGGAAAGCGGAAAGTGCTTGGAGCAGATGGCACCGACAAGGTGTGCGTACACCTGAACCTCAGCCTGTGCGTGGGAATCGACGCGAAGGCGGTACATACGCGACCATGCGTACAGGCTACCTGTCCAGATCCACTCCGTCAGCATCGACTGCGGAAGAATCATACGGGCCTGCTCAGGGCATACGCCCTTCTCGATCATGTCCTGGTAGACCGCCAGGGCCGCATCATGCAGGTCTTGGTAGCTGGACATGAATAGGTCATTGTGCGCGTTTGCCGTGTGGCTGGATCCTTGCTTGACGTTGTCTGCCTTGTCGCGGAAGAACGCAGGGTAATAGAACTCGGGACTCGAGTTGACGTAGCGCCTGGACACCTCGTTCCAGGCAAAGCCAATCTGGTGCTTGGCAAGCTGACGGGCAACGAAGATCGGCGCCCTGAACCGCATCTGCACGGACACGTGCGAGAACGGAGACCAGTGGTTGTGACGGGCCAGGTAGTTGATCAGGCGCTCGTTCTGTGACGGCGTGAACAGGTCTGCCGTCTTGTCCATCGACACCCGGGCTGCATCGCAGACCGTGTCATCCGATCCCATGTGGGTGATGTATTCTACCATCAGTGGGTCTCCGCCCAGTTGTTGCCGATCTTGTACTCGCCCTTGAGTGGGCACTTGAGGTTGAGGAACTTGCCAGCTTCCGTGATGGCGTTTACAGCCATCTTGCCGACGTCGTCTGCGATCTCCGGGTCGCACTCGATCTGCCACTCGTCGTGCACGTTAGCCATGAACGCAAAGCGACCGGGGTGCTTGTCACGGAGCTGACCGTAGAGAATGGACAGCGATGCCTTCATTACCACCGCACCGGCTGACTGGAGCAGGAGGTTGAGTGCACTGTGCGCCGATCGCACGGGAAGGGGGCGCTTGTCAAGCCCCTTGAGGTAGCCGCGCTGGGCAACGATGAACTCAAGCTGAGCCAGTAGTTTGGCATACGCAGGGACCTGCTTCTTGAACTGGGACTTGAGTCGGTTGCCATCCTGCACGGTACCGCCGACGATCTTGCCAACCTTGGCATCGCCAGCGCCATACAGAAGACCGTAGATGAACGTCTTGGCCTGATCACGGGTAGCTAGGCCAGCCATCTTTTGGTTGTGTGTATGGACGTCGCCGTCACACACGACCTTGGCATAGGCGCCGTCGTCGTAGTCGGCGAGGTAATGGGCGAACATGCGGAGCTCAAGACCACTGGCGTCGGCGCCGACCTGAACCCAACTGGGACGGGTGGGCTTAAACAGACCGCGGCACTGGGTGCCGTACGGAGAGCCGCAGCGCGGTACCTGAGCCATGTTAGGCTCGCTGTGGGTCATGCGACCGGAGACAGCGCCGTTGGTGTTGACGGAGCCGTGCACCTTGCCGTTGCGCGCCTTCTCGACCCAGCTGGCAAGCTGGCTCATGCGCTTGTCGACCATCAGGTACTCGTTGAGTAGCTTGGCCTCGGGGTACGACATGTCCTCGAGGATGGACTCGTCGATCTGCGGCTTGCCGGTCTCGGTGAACTGCTTGGGCTTCCAACCGTACTTCTTGATCAGGGCAGCAGCGATCATGTCGCGGGAGCCTGGATTGAACGGGACTTCCTTGACCTTGGTCTTGAGCTGGATCTGCTTGGGCGGGAACGCCTGCTGCAGTTCCTCAGTTACCTGCATGCGACGGGTGCTGAGGTCGGTCATCAGCAGCTGTGCGGACATGTCGTCAAAGCCGAAGCCATTCAGGTACTGCTTGGCGATGATCTCGGCAGTATTGTGCTCGAGCTGGACGGCGAGCGGACAAGCGTCGGCAAGCGGTCGCAGCTTCTCGTAGATCATCTTGGTGATGGCGACGTCCTGAATGCAGTAGGCAATCATCTCGGCGCTGAGCTGCGACCAGTCGCTGTGATCGCCCTTGGCGACACCAAGGTACTTGCCCCAGGCCTCGAGGGACGATCCACCGGCGGGATGCTGGGAGCGGTCAGGCCACAGGAGGCGCGACACCAGGCAAGTGTCAAACGTCTTCTTGGTCATACGCCACGGATCCTGTGTCTTGCACAACTTGGCCAGGGCGGGGATGTCGTATGCGACCACGTTGTGGCCGACGACGAGGTCGTACGTCATCAGGCGTTCGACCAGCTGGTCGGGATCGTAGAAGATCTGTGGTCCGGTGATGTCGGTGATGACACCTACCCACATCTTGGAGCAGGTGTCGAGAAGTCCGTCAGTTTCGATGTCGAAGAATGCTGTTTTCATGGGTAGCGCTTACTCCTTGTCTTTGAATGTCACTTGCTCTTCTTGGAGTTTTCGTACTGCTTCAGAAGATTTCGGCCCTTGCGAACTGCACTGGCCTTGTCTCCGGTGTGCCCCCACGCCTCGAGACTCAGCTTGAGTCGAGTCTTCTTGCCGTTCTTGTAAAGAGGACCGGCGGCGGAGCCCATGCGAACAAGGAACGATCCCTTGCGACGCTTCTTCTCGGGGGTGTCAGCGGCGCCCTTGACAGGTGCCTTCAGGTTACCTCCGGTGGCCTTGTTGTACTTGGCGCGACCGGATGCGGTAAGACCGCCCTTGGGATTCTTGTCCTTCTTTCGAAGGCTTACGCTCTTCTTAGCCATTGGTGGCTTCCTTCTTCTTGGGAGCAGGAGCAGCGGGGGTCTGCGCTTCGAGCTTGGAGATCTTCTCCTGGAGCTCGCGGATAGCTGCCTTCATCTGATCGACGTGCTGAATAAGCACCTTCGGGGAGTAGGAGGTGTACGACGGAAAGTTCGGGGGAATCTCAATCATGCTAGTGCTTCAAAGACCTTTGTGGGGTCCATTTTGCTTGGAGTTGCGGACGGATCAAACAGAATCTCGCCATCTTCGTTGATGGCAAACGGCACCTCTACAAGGCGCCCCGTCTCATAGTTGTAGTTCAGAGCAGTGGCGATGCCTGACTGACCGGTAAATCGGTTCTTCAGTACACGCACCACAGTAGTGTTGGCCGTCATCTTGTCGGTGTGCTGGCGATCACGCTCGAGGGCGATGACGGTGTTGGGAACGGACGACAGGCTACCTGAGCCTCGGAGATCCTGCACGGTGATGCGTGCGCCTTCCTCGTAGCCCTTCCCAGTGCTTGGCTTGCGGAGCTGGCTGATGACGTCAAGATGGACGCCGGTGCGCTCCACGATGGATCTGAGCTTCTTCATCATGTCGTCGATGATCAGCCGCTCGGATCCGCCGTCTTCCGAGTCAGAAAGCATGCCAGCGACCGCAGCCGTGATGTGATCGAGGATGACCACTTTGCACCCAAGTCCCACAGCCATATACTCAATCCGCGCGAGGAGATTGTCGTATCCGCTTGATCCCATGTGATCATAGATGTACAGGGGGAGGGAGTCGACTGTCGTTCGAGCTGATCGGTATTCGTCTTCGGACAGTGTGGCATCGAAGTCTGCATTGAGCGGAGCCTTTCCTGTATTCTCCCTAAGCTGATTCAAAGCCTTGAAGGCAAACGTACGCCTGACAGGCTTGTTGACGAGAAGGGAGACGATGTCGTCAACGGTCTCTGCGGGGGACTCCTCGAGCATGATCATGCCTACAGGCCTGTCGTTGAACAGGTGGTGCATGGCCAGCTCTCGGATGATGGTTGACTTTCCTGATCCCGTGCCTGAGGTCCACAGGGTGATCTCGCCTCCGCGCTGTCCGATCAGATAATCGGTCAGGGCTGGCCACGGGAACTCCCAGACCTCGGTCGAAGCGTGTTCGCCCTGAGGTACGTCCTTGACATGGAGGATGCCGTCAGGACGATAGGCCTGGGCCTCCCACAGGCAAGTGATCAACTGGCGTGCCTCACCGGCCAGCCACATCTCGTTGGCGTCCTTGCGAGGAAGCGAGGCAATCTTGGCCTTGCCAGGGGGCAGGATCTCAGCCACCTGCTTGGCGGCTTCGCGGCCTGGTTCGTCGTTGTCGAAGCACAGCACGACCTCGTCGTATGACGAGACGAAGTCGTAGTTGGTCTTGATCGCTGCGGCGGCACCTGCAGCACCGGTGGGCAGACTGACGACAGGCCACTTGCAATCCTGGGCCTGAGCGATGGTCAGGCAGTCGATCTCACCCTCGGTGATGACGAGCCGCTTGCCGCCGACACGCCAGAGATGCTGGCCGAACAGCGGAGGAGCGGTCATCTCGCCAAGGCATGAGAACTTCTTGCCGGTGCGTCGGATCTTCTGTCCGATCAACTTGCCGTCGCGCCAGTACCCAGCGATCTCCGAACCATCGGAGCCGACGAGGTAGTTGTAGTGACGGCATGTGTCCGCAGACAGCTTGCGGTGCGGCAGGTCCTTGATCTCGCCTGATGACATTGGGCTAGACATTCTGGGTACAGCCTCCCGCACGGTAGAACCGTGCTCGTAGTGGCCACATGCGTGGCAGTACTTGTGTCCGTCGTCGTAGACACAGAGGTTGTCACCGCTTGTGTCTCGTCCTCTTGCTGCACAGCTTCCGCACCTTTCCCGATGCGATAGTCTTGATGACAGGTTCCACCTCCACGAAGATGCGAGGATCGTTGTCGTCCTCGCAGTATTCCTTAAAGACCGCCAGCTGCATGATCTGATCGTCGTCTTCCCACATTACTCCGTTCAGGCTGTCAAGGACTGCCTTGGCGTAGTTGTCCACGTCTCCGCGTGGGTAGGGACGTTCAGTAGTCTTCGGCTTTCGCACGAAGCACAGCACGGTGACCATGATGGGGCCCTCCATCTTGGTGAAGGACCCCCTGTTCTTGGCCACGATCTCCTGCATCTCGGACTTAAACTTCCGGTAGGTTGGAAGATAGTACGTGCCGTACTTGGACACACGGGCACGCGAGGCCGGTACAGGGTCGATGAAGAATGTGAATGACTGTTCCATCAGAACGGAATCTCGGTATCTTCGCTGGGGCCATCGAACACGTCGACGGCGTTGAAGCCACTGGTGCCCTTAGGACGGCGCTCAATGACCTGGACTGCGCTCAGGTAGGGCTTGATGCCAGCCCCGAACGGAGAGGTCCAGCCACCGAGCTTGAAGGCCACGCGGACCTTGTCGCCGTTCCAGGGCTCGCCGGTGGGCTGCTTGGTAGCGTCGACGACAGCCAGCTTGACGGGCTTGCCATCATCGCCCATCTTGGCCTTGGCCTTGAAGGTCATGCACGGTGCGCCGGTGTTCTTGTCAGTGCGCCAGACGGACGCACCGTCGACGGACTTGCCCGACTCCTTGGCGAAGTCGACGGCGAACTTGTCGACCGTGGCGACGAGCGCCTTGTACTCGGAGTCGTTGGCGTCAAAGACGACGGTGATCTTCCACGTGGGGTCACCGCCGCGGAAGACATCAGGCTCCTCGAGCTTGGCAAACAAGGCCGAGCCGAGGGGGCTCTTGATGGTGGGCGAGAAGAAGATGGAAGGCTTGCCGTTGGTGGTCTTGGTGCTCATTGCTTGTTTCGCTCCAGTAGTGCGTTCGTGAGTTGATTGACGACACGTTCGAGTGTCATCTCCTTTTGATCCTGCTTTGCCTTCTCGACCAGCTCAAGTTCGATGAGAACTAGGTGCACAAGTTCGTGCACCAGTACGTACTCCACCGAGATCTTCGATGGAAGTGTAGATGGTCGATTGATTCCGATCTTGGCAATGCGATGCAGCACGTCGAACTCGACGTTGCCGTGCTCGCTATCCAGCTTGGTCCATTGAACTGTGATCTTCCAGGGCTGGAGTCCTAGACGACCCTGCCACGTCTTTAGCATGGCACGTACTTCGGTGATTGTCATTCGATGTTTCCGCTCATCTCGTCCTGCTCAAGGAGGATGGCACCTACGGTCTCGGTCATTGCAATATACGCAGCCGAGATTCGACTGTCAAGTTCGCTGCGGCTCATGTTTTCGGAGTTCATGATGATGTCCTCGAGTCGTCCGGTGATAGCCACCAGCTTGTCTACGTGCGACTTCTTCACTGCTTGGTCTCCTTGGCCAGTGCGGCGTTGGTCAGGTTCATGACGATCTTCAGTCCGTGGCGAATGCGGTCTTCCCACTCTTCCTTGGGGGCTCCGGACTCGATCACAGACTTGGTGATTGCCGTGATCATGATCTCCCAGTCTTTTGGTGTCCTCATAGATCCATGGTCTCCACGAACGGCGTCCCGTCGATGACGACGCCGCATGCAACGATGGGCTTCTTCAGGAATGCAGCACCGTACTGCATTGACCAGTGACTGCGGTCGACGCCGCAGCCGACGTTCATTCCCCACACCTTATGCGTGGGTCCTGCCTGATACCACACTCCGCATGCGGAGTGGTAGTGTCCCATGACGGTGGGCTGCATTCGCATCTTTGCGGCCGAGAACGCAGGGTGCTGACCACCGGCGCCTTCGCCGTGGTAGTAGTGCACACCGTCGATCTCCGTCGATTCCACCCAGCGCCAGCCCTGCGTTCCGTACAGGTCGTTGAACTCCTTGAGGTACAGGGAGGGAATCCCGACCTTGGAGTTCAACCTACGAACACGGGCATCGTGATTACCGATGCAGACAGTGGCATTAGGACAGAAGTCGTACAGCGCGTTGACCTGCTTGCGCGACAGCTTGTACTCGGCCACGGCGCCTGGATTGTCTGGATGCTTGTCGTGAAACGAGATGCAGTGATGGTCGATCACATCACCGATATGCACGGTCTTGTCTGTGCTCCACTTCTTCTGCACTAATCGCAGGAAGCGTAGGTAGTTCTTGTGCATAGCCGGAGCGTGCGTGTCTCCGATTACGAGGACTCTTGCCATTCGAGCTCCTTGAATATGTCTTCGTTCAGCTCACGGACTTCCCTGCCCATGGCCTTGGCGACAGCCACCATGGCTTCCGCCTCGGGATACTGACTCCAGCCCGGAAGAAGACACAAGGTGACTCCTGCTTCGCTGAGAGCAATGACGTCCTCGACTATGGCGAGGTTCCTGAACGCCTTGGATGGACCCGTTATCCCAGTGGGCCACAGCGTTGCGTTGTCCTGGGAGACCGGATTCACGGGGTCAAGCCCCATGGCCTTCAGGTTCCGCACTGCTTTAGTGACAGCAGGAAAGGTACCAGAGTGGACTCCACGCTCAAATCCGGCGATAACAACCCGCATTCGATCTCCTCTGTGTTCTTGATGATGACCGCACAGTGAAACATGCTCGAGTAGTAGAAGTCGTCGAAGCCCTTGTCCTTGTAGACTGCCTTGACGACTGCTTCCCTGTCCCCACTAGACACGTCGATCAGCAGCTTCCGTGCTTTCTCCTGGCCCACGCGCGGGATCCCGGGGTAGTTGTCGGTGCTGTCACCTGACAACACCTGCATCCACTTGTACATGTCCGCATCGTCTGCGTCCACGGTGTAGCAGGTCTCCTTGTCGGGATTGCAGTGGTTGCCGGGAATCTGATCAAGATCCTTGTCGATCGACACCACCACGATGTCGAATCCATCCACAGCCGTAGTGCCTAGGAAGCCAAGCACATCGTCGGCTTCCCAGTGGTCATGCCACATGCACCGAGGGTTGGCCCTGATGTGGGCGTACACAGCACCCAAGTGCCTCGGCTTCGGCTTGTCCTTGCGATTGGCCTTGTACTCGGGCCAATGTCCCGTACGGAACGACTTGCCGACAGTGAGCACGGGAACGAACAGGTCGGCGTGCGCCGAGTCCTGCCACGTGTCGTGGATCCTGTCTGCAAGCGCGATCGCGTCCGTCTCGTCCTGATCCTCCGTGAGGATGGCAGCACGGTACGCGACGATGTCGGAGTCAATCAGTGCTATGCGCATATGCCTCCTTAGGCAAAGAAGTACTTGGAGTTCAGGACGCTGTTGATGTCGAGAGAGCCCATCGGAGGAGGCTCGGGTACCTCGACACCTGATTCCACCATCCAGTCATGCAGACCCATGACCAGATTCTCAATGTGCATCTCGACGAACTGCTCTCGTAGACGCTTCTCGACTACATGGATGGCACCGGCATGGGTGCCGTATGAATCGTGGATGAACTGGAACGACGTCAGTCCATCCTCCATCACTCCGTGGCATGTCAGCACCAGATGCGAGGCATCCAGCGAGTGCACGACGTTAGCCACCACGCCACGCATCTGTGCAGCCACGTCGACCACCGGTAGGTCTGCCTTGATCGTCAGCTTGATCCCGTTTACCTCGATGCGCTTATCCTCCTGATCGAGGTAGCGCATTCGGCACGGGAACCCGCTCGGGGTGACCCACTCCACCGGCTTGCCTTCGCGTCCCAGTGCCTCGGCACAGGCGCGCATCCAGTCCATCAGACGGGCCGCGCTGATGACGACATCGCGCACGGCCAGGTCGATCTTCTCTGCCAGGTACCACGCGTTCTTGTACTTGGATCCCTGCAGCGAGTCGGTGAAGCCATCGGCAAGCAGACCATCTCGCATGCCGGGCTTGGTCACACCGTAGGGGTATGCTAGTACCGAACGCTTGACTACCTTTCGCCTCTTCTTAGGATTCTGCATTGTCTCTAGCCAGGCAATCGGAGGAATGTCCTGGTTGCAGTCGTCGAGCACCTGACCCGATGCAATGGCGGCGTCTGCGTCTGCATCCACCGCATTGTGGACCAAGGCAGCGACGTTGGCGTACAGGTCCTGGGGGACGTCGGCATCCACCAGGTTGACCGCCTCGCCGCCCACCT